GAGCTGGTAGTTGTGGTCGGCTCAATTAGGTATGGCGTGACGTCAAACGGTGCCAAGGCAATAGTCCCAGACGGGCTACCAGACGCGTCAGGAGCCCCTGTAAGAGCCGTAAAGCCAAATACGGTACAAAGCACCAACCCAATAATTTTTTCTGCAAAATAGTTCATCGTTTCTCCAAAGGTATGGGCATGCCCCATGATGAGGATGCCATTCTGAATGCGATTTGTCCCATAAGGAACTTTCCCGAGTCGGGGTTGGTGAAGATTTGCACCAAGATTTCCTGACCGTTGTCCATCACTCCCGTATAGACGCTGTAGTCAAATATCTGGATGTCAGTCATTGCCTGTCCTTTTGTCGGTACTCCGACCCTAGAACATAGATCAAGCCTTAGGTGGGATTTCCCCGAACACCTTTAAGAATGCGGCTTTTACCCAGATCACCGAGTCGGCAGCTTGTGGAGAAATCTCAATGTGGAACCACCGACCGCCAGGTGCACCTGACACGGTTTTGCTGTCGTAGTTCTTCCAAGCCTGTCGGTCGCAACGCCATGCCGAGCCGAATTCTTTTGGGAAATAATCGATCACCATTTGTATGCCTAATTCGTTTGCATTAGCAATCATTTTGTCAATGAATGCTTTAGCGTTTTTGCGTGTTGCGTTTGGGTGTTTTTCGCTTGTAGTAAATCCAGCGTCCCAGGCTCTGCCTGTTGCGTGGACACTTAGCGTTCCTGGCTTCCCCTTGACGTCGCGTTGACCCCAACTTCCGAGATTCACAAACGCGCCATTCGAGTGCGCGGTCACTTGTTTTATAAACTCGTTCATACCGGCACGGGGCGCTGGTGATGCACCGTCCGCGTTGCCGATATAGTCGCGTGCGTTTGGCACGCCAGCCTTAGCCTTGGCTACTACCACGACCAAACTTCATGTCTTTAGGGTTGAAGTAGCGCAATGCTGTTGGACAGACCGCGCCAATGGCAGCTGCTAAGAGTGCGCCTGGGTCGGTGTTGCCTGTTACCGCTAGTGCGACAACGGCAGCGAGCATTGAACGACCGTAAGAGGCAAGTAGTGCTTTGTCACTTGGTTTCATCTTCTGCTCCTTTGTCCTTAATTTTAGACTTTAGTCCGTTGCTGGCAACTAAACCTGACAACGTGCCGGTCATAAAGACGGTCAGGGTTGATAGTAGGTCTATGAACGCGGCGTCATTTGGTGCTTGTTTGCCGATTGGCTGGGTTACAAACATAAGCGCGTACACAAATCCAATAACGGTAATTGCAAATACCAGCGCCATGATCGCGCCAACGAACACAATTAGGCGCGCGTGTAGGTCTTCAGGCTTAAGGCGTGTCTTCATAAATCAAATCTCGAGTGCACGTTCCTGACGGTACGCACAATGGTGGCTGACATTCTGGCTTTTCCCAGTTCGCATTGTCTTGGCATGAGTAACGGTATGACCCGTCATAACCGCATGCAGCGCAACCCCACAAAACGACTGCAATGAGTGCGCCGTAGCCAAAGAGGTAACGCCATCGCATTGCGATCAGGCTGGACCAATATCTTCAACAAGTAACAATGCTGGACCAGCAGCACCGGCACTACGACCTAAAACTGGTGCGCCAGTAGTTGAACCAGTTTTTGCGCAACCAACAATAGTTACTGAACCAGCGCTAAAAGTGCTAGTAGAAACAAGGGTAATGGTTCCTGTGTCTGTTTGGCTGCCTGTTTCGGTTCGAATATACCCTTGGTTTAACAATGTGCCTGCAGCGTTTGTTACTCGTATTTGAATATTCGTATCCTTGTCTGCAACAGTCGGGGTTTGGCATTGCGGTTCCATATAAGTGATTTTGTAGTAACGGTCTGCAATAGCAGTAAAAGTCACAGTCATACCCGTTGCAATTGCAGCTGATGTTGTCAATGTGTAATCCGTGTTACTGGTTGCGCGCGCAACTATGCCAAAAGGGAAAGCGTTGCATTCCTGCGCGGTTAAAACTTGTCCTGCTACGAACGTGTTATTTGGTGCGATTGCCATAGTGTCTCCTATCCTAAAACATTGAATTGGTCAAGTGTGCCATACGTGGCGTTGTCTAAGATCAGCTCATAAACGATGACGGTTGGGGAAGTTGAGTAGAGCACACGGTGGCCTGTTGAGTAGTCCAGGTAATGCTCGATGCCTTCAACGCTTAGGTCTTGTGCCAATTGGGTTGTGCCGGCACCGCTCTGGAACGTCTTTTCAATGCTGATTGTGTCGCCTATTTCTACGGTGGCCAGCGTGTCCTTTTGTGCGTCGGTCAGCATCAGGAACTTGGTTTCTACCGATGTAAACCGTGCTTCGGGCTCTGGATTAAGCAGGTAACTAGCAGCTGTGTCTATGGCTGTCTGCTCATGAAGCAGGCTGTTGAGGATGCTGCTGGTCTGAATGAAATAGGTTGCGATTGAGCCTGCGTTGGTTGCTGTTGCTGTTTTGCCGTCCAACCCTGTTACCACAGACCTGTTAATTACCTCGTTTGCCTCAAACGAAATGCCAAGCCCGTCATACTTGATTTCGGTGCCATCGTCATGGAAGTCGGCTACCGATGCGCTAAGGGTCGTTCCAATGCGTTCCTGAAATGTGAGCGTGCCATCCCTCGACATAAACACACGCCCAAACTCTGCTGTCTCATTAATCTGCGTTATGTATTGCAACACGTTCGTTCCTGCCGGCACGGTGTAGTTGCTGTCATGTCCAAGGTTGACTGTGCCTGTTGCGATGTTTCGTTGTAGCGCAGGGAAATCAACCTCTGGCAAATCAAGCACAGTTTCTATGCGCGCGCCAGATGTCTCGGACGTCACATTTAGTTCGTTCATAAAGGTCTGTGCAAGCAGATAAAACTGGTCAGCGCAATAGACGGTCACGGTGTCTAAACCGCCTAGCGCAAAGTTGTAGTCGTAGTTGACGACATAACCCGAAAATAGGTATTCAGGCGTGTCTGTTTGGTCGTAGCGGATGAGCTGCACTTTACGCATCGGTGCAAGACCTGGCTTGGATTGCGGTGTGTCGTAGTACGGGCTGTTGTCGTCAAACGGGTTGAAAATACCATCCACGTCGCGGATTGTAAATGTCATGGTGCCAGCGCTGAACTGGTCGCCGACATCTCGACGGCCGCGTCTGACTTTTACGTTTGTGCAATCTGCCATAACGTCGGCATATTCGGTGTTGCCGTCAAGCACAAAGAACGTGTTATCAAGAACACCTGACGTCACGTTGTCAAGCGTAAAGGCGTTAACAATAAAGCCTGTTTCTATTTGCAGGTCGTAATTACCTGAATCAACAACCGCAACTCCAGGCATTAGGCAATGTTCAGAGCCAACGGCCCTGCACTCCGTGAGTAGGCGCGCAACGCATTGACAACAGATTCACCTATTTCGGCGCTTGTGGCAAGCCCGCCTGTGACGTTGATGGTCACGCCGCCGCCCGTAGCCATGCGATCTAATGGCACTACGGCTTCTGGGCCTGCTTCGCCAATTAGAGCCAAAGTAGGTGATGAAACAATGCCACCGTCAGCTAGTCGAGGAATACTCATGCGTCCAGGTGCAGGCGTGTTGGATGTTTTGCCTAGTTGTGGCACGGGAACAGTTGGCGCTTTTGGCAAATCAGGCAACAACGGGATTGAGTTATATGCGCTGATGATTGCGTTAACCGCGCCGATTGCAGCGTTGACCATGCCGGCAAAAAAACTAATAACGGTGTTCACGATTGCGTTTATGCCGTCACGGAACCACTCAAACTTCTTGTATGCGGTCACGAGCGCTAAGACAAGCAACGCAACGCCTGCAGCAATCAGGCTAAACGGGTTAAGTGCCATAGCAATGTTGGTGACAACAATTGCGGCAGCGACCGCGCCAATGGCGGCAGCGATAGCCAAGAATGCTTTCGGGTTATCTTGAGCCCACATAGCGAACTTGTTGAGCACGGGTAGCACAGCCTCAAGCACAGGCAACAATGCGGCGCCGATTGACTCTTTGGTTTCGCCAAGCGAGTTGGTCAAAATCTTCATTTTGCCTGCAGCGGTTTCGGCACTTTTAGCAGTAGCACCACCAAAGGTTCCGCCCAGCACGTCCATGATTTCGTTCAGGCTTGCGCCTTCTTTAATCATCGTTGCCATTTCTGGGCTCAATGATCGCAGCGCCTTAAAGTTGCCTTGGTAAGCCTTAGCAAGCGCGTCTGCAACCGTGCTTGAATCGGTTTGCAACGCTGTACTGATATCCATGACAAGGTTCATGTCTTTCATGGCAAGATCAACGTCTTTTGTGCCGCGCACTAAAGCCTCAAGGCTTTTGCGATATTCGGTGTCGGCAATGCCAGACGCTCGAGACATTGCGCTGATCTGATCTTCAATTTGTGCAGTCTGGGCTTTGCCTGCGCCAGTCACATTTTGCAAAGTAAGCGCTAACGCCGCCTGCTCCTGCTGATCTTCCATTGCGGCCTTGGTCGCGTCACCAAGTGCCAATGCTAAACCGCCAAGCGCCGCAGCTGCCGGCACCGCAGCCTTCTTAATTGCAAACTGGGCTTTTTCCGATGTTGTTTCCAGTTGCTTAAACTGCTTAATAGCCTTATTAATGCCCTTGCCATCAAACTCTGAAATGATCGGGATATTGATTGCCATTATGCGGTCTCTCTGTTTGCTTCATCCATGACGCGCTTGACCAATTGCTCCATCTCGGACATGACATCGTTTTGGCGTTGCTCGTATGCTTTCCACATTACTCGCGAACTACGCCCATAGCGTGCAGTTAGAGCGCGTCCCAATGACCCAGCCATGGACGTGTCAAACATCGTGCCAGTAGCGCCTTTCCATTGAATAGCAAACGTGCCGACATTGGTTTTATTTCCGCTGTATTCCTTGATTGCTCGAGTATTGATTTTGGCAGCGATCTTTTGTTTCATGCCAGGTATCCACGGCAATATCTGAAACCCTGATCGGGTTTGCCAGTTGCGAGCCATACCAGATAACGGGACGCCAGTAGGCACAAGTTTGTTCGCATCATCAATAACAGGCTGAACAATCTGTTTGTAGTCCTTGGTAATTTCTCGGCGCAAAGATTTGTCAATCTTGTTAAGGGTCTTCAAAGCATCCTTAAGCCCTACGACCTCAACCCTTGCCGATACTTCCGCCACGTTATCTCCGTTTTTTGTTTGCCTCGTTAAGCACTTTAATGACCGTTGCCATATCTCGAGCGTCAAACACAATGTCGCCAGGCCACCAACCGACCGCGACTAAAATCTCTGCTAGTTGGCGGCGGTAGGTGCCGCGTCCGTAGGGTTTGGGTCTGTCTCGTCCAGTACCGGCAGAATGTCGATGTCAGGGTTTTTGCTTAACCATTCGCGCCAGTTGTCACCAACTTGTTCGCCTTTGATCTTTAAGATCGTGTGCATCCAGCATGCGTAATCCGAGTACAACGGGTTTGCGGAGAGCTGTTGAATGTTGCGGCGCTCAAGGCGTTCCCATTCAGTAACCACAAACAGGTTTGTGTAGTAGTACTCGGGTGCGCTGTCGGGCGTGCGCTTTAACTGCAACTTGATCTTCATGTTTCTCCTATGTCGGCTTGGAGCCGTTATTTATGCGGTGGTGTCAATTGTCAGCGCGCCACCCATGAACGTGAGGTCATAGGTTGACAACTCGCCAAGTGATGCGTTGATAACTGGCAACGACTCAAGGTAGCAACCAGTCAAAATAAACTTTGGATTGGTTGCTGATTCTGCACCTGACGCTGGGGTCAAGGTGATGTTGGTCTTAGTGCCAACCAATGGGAACAACGTTGCGTAGGTTTCGGTTGCTGCGAACGATGCGTACATCGTCAAGGTCACTTCGTTGTTGACAAGGCCTGCGGTGTAACTGCGTGAATTAGTGCCAAACGCGGTGTCTTCAAGCGCTTCAACCAGATAAGTCAATGTCGCTGCGCTGCACATGTCGGTTAAATCAACGCTGTTAATTGTGAGGACTGGGTTCGAGAGGTAAGTGCTACTGGCCATAAATGCTCCTTAGGTTATGTTCTGATAGTAGATGATTACTGTTGCTTAGTTGTGGATTATGCGGTCTGGGCTTGGATAGCGCAATCAAGGTCGTAGCACGGGTACAACGCGCCACCAATTTCAAGGCTTGACGGACGGCCAGCCATGACAATGATCGGCGAGTTAAGCACACTTGCGACAATGCTCAAAATCTGACGTAGCACCGGCAGACCTGCAGGCCCAGAGCCGATTACTTTGACTGGGAACTCGAGGCGCACGATGTTGCCGTTGCCAGCAAACGTGGTGAAGTTTGGTGCGTCAAGGTACACGCAATTAGGTGCAAGTTTGGTTGGGTCGTTGACAACGCGCAATCCTGATACTGCAGTCAGCGTTGCGGTGACGTCATCAATCGCTTCGTTAAATAGGTCGGTGTACGACATTAGGCAACCGCTGGACGTGGGATGCCAAGCAGCTGCTTGACGATTGGGGTCAGGCTTTGCTGTGGTGCCGAGCCCATGCCGTCAAACGTGGCGTAGGTTGCCTCTACTGAGCCCCTGGAGCGCCATAGAGCGGCGCAATACATCAAGGTGCCTAATGTGACGTCACCACCTGGCGAGGTCGTTAGGGAGTCAATATACGAAGACTCCTCACGCCTGCGATAGCAAAACTGGTTGCCAGCCGAAACCGATTGCGTAAGCAACGTGTAGTCGTCCGATGGGTTTGTGATTGTGATGCCAAGGTAAGACATGACTTGTGCAGCGGTCACCCACGTGCAAACTGGCGCGTATGTGACTGTGCCAGATGCGGCGGTGCGCTTGACATCGTCGGCAGTCTTTGCAAATAGCACTTGATCAGCAATAGGCAACTGGTAGTCGTACAGCAGGTCGCCCTGGCTGTCAACGCCAATGTACAAATACTGTGGCAATGCGCGCACCGTGTAGGTGCCGTTGAATGTGGCGTCAACGCCTGCGACCGTGATTGACTGGCCGACTGCAATCTCGCTGGGGGTCAGGAGTTGCAGTACGGCGTAGTTGTCAATTAGGTACTTGTTAGTGACCGAATAGGTGGCCATTACTAGGGCCTACCTTTCGAATCAAGGGCTGACGGTGATGGACTTGACGAGATCGCTGTCTGCGATAAAGGTTGCAACGTATCCGTAGTAGGAGAACACGCGTCCAAGTGTGGATGGTGCTTCTACTGACATCAAACCACGTACCTGCTCGTAGAACTCGATTGCTGATGCTTTTGCAACGACCATTGTGTTGGTTGCAAAGTTGCGATCGGCAACAAGGTTCAGACCGAATGGGTTGAACGTGTTGAGCTGTGTGATGTTTGCGGTTCCTGCAGCGTTTACGCCCA